TTTCAAAAATATCAGAAAAAGTAGAAAGACCTATAGAAATAAAATATAATAATAGTTTATATAACATAAAAAGTATAAAAAGAAAACCTGTCAGGGGTTCCAGATATGAAATATTAGCCAGGAATAAAGGTATAACTGGAGCAGAGATAGGGCCATATTTATATCAAATATTCTTTAATGATGATTCAAATAGAGGACCAACATCGGATCAATTTAATCACCCATACTATGATAAAAAATATAAAAATGATTTAGGGGTTTCTAGTTATAAATCTGAAAGTGAAAATAAAAAATTAGGTTTAATTTCTGATGTAATTCCAGAAAATGCGCCACCGTTTACTGGGATTTATGATCCTCTTGTCCCATATGACTACGCTGGAGGAAGACTTAGTGATGATAGTCTCTATGGAGACATTCAAGGAGTTGCTGAACCAGAAAAATTAAAAGGATTTGTGTCAATATCTGATAAAGCAAGAATAAAAGATTTTACAAATACTGATATAAAAAGTGATTTTATTCAGAGAAGTATAAACACAACAAATGATGTTTCTGGATATGATGAAAAATATAATTTATATAATGAAAATTTAACAACTTTAAAACCTCCATCTATTGTAAGAGAAGAAATATCTTCTTATGTAAGAATAGAATTTAAATCACCAATAGGTCTTGAGTCTATAGTAGATTTTCCAGATGGCTTTGTTAGAGATGCTGGTTATGAATATTTTCTACCATATCTAGTTTCTTTAACATCTGGTCCAAATGGAAGGCAAACAATAAATCAAAATATTGTTGTTATAGGTATGGATCCTTATGGTTTTGATGTCGCGATGAAAAGAATACCAGATATAAAACAAGATGGAGAATATTATTGGTGGTGGTCTGGAATTGAATCCCCACAAATGGATTTGTGGCCTGAGATAGCATTTGAAACTGAATATAATTATTATTCATGTCATAGAGAATATGAGAACAATAATATTAAATATTCAACATCATTGGATTTTAGCAATCAACTAAATACTAGTCTACTTATTGGGATATCAACTACTAGAAGATATAAAGATTTTACAAAACAAACTGTAAATGAAAATTTCACTATTTATGGGTCCATGGATGAGGCATTAAAAAATCATAAAAAAGCATCTGATTATTCTCAAAATTTAGACAATTTAAATTATGCTTCAAATTATCTTTTAGATGTCAATAAATCATTGAAAGTTTTTAGAAATTGGTGGTCTTTTCATATACCATCAAATATAATAACTATTCCTTATTTTGATCCAGCAATATTTGATGCAGATGCAAGCCCAACATACTCAATTCTAAATCAAGGTATATCTGTATTAACAAATAATACAACTAGTTTACCTACAGAGGTATCATATAATCTACAATATAATAATTATTTGTATTCAAATAGAAATTATTCAAGAAATATTTCATCTCTAAGATCAGATTTAAATAGATTTAAATCATATGAAGAAACTGATACTAATAATTTTTATGAAAATTATATAGATTTGGATTATAGTTATGAAGGATCTGCTCAAATTGTTAGCAATATGGAATCACAGGGTATAATTTATATTATACCAAATAGCTATTACGAACAAAAAATAAGTGTATTTAAATCTAATGAATTCTTTAGAGAGGTGCATCCAGATATAGCAGCATATTTTGGAAGAATAACAAACTGGTGGTTATCGGGGGATCATATAATTTATCGTCCAGGATTGTTAACGCAGGATGTTTGGAAATATGATATTTCTGGTTATACCGAATATGGAATAATTACCCCACCCACCACAAAAAATCATCCAGATATATTCGATCATAATTTTGCTGGACAATTTATTGTTTTTAGTCGTGAAGCATCATCTATAACCGCATGTGAAAAATCAGAATTGAAATGTATCAATCCAGGGGGGACGAACACCACGGCTGGTTGTCCAGATGACGATCCATATTGTAATTGTCCAGCTCAAAATAGACAACCAACAGAGCCAGAACCATCCTATTTGGATCTTTATAAAATGGAACAAGAGATCAAAGAATGCTCTCTAATAGAAGAACATTTAGGAGAAGAGTGGTTAGGGTGTGTTTGGTCGAATCCAGACAATACAGCCAGCTGCAACTGCCCAGAAATAGGGGATAGGTTCATGGATTACCTGGAGTACTCTAGAACATATGCAACTTTCTGGAACACACCGAAAAAATCTCCATTATTGAGAAAAGCACAGAAAGAGTTATTATTCTCTCAGTCAATTACTATAAGTATAGAAAAAAATGACAAAATAAAAATTGGAGAATTGGTTTCAATACAAGATTTAAATGTTTCTGGTGGAATTAGTCCATATGCAAGATATTATGGGAATTGGCTTGTTACTGGAATAATTAATTTCTTTAGTCCAAGCAAAAAAACTGTGATGTTTGTTACCTTAAACAGAGACAGTTTTTACAAAGATACAAATACATCAACTTCCCCAGTAACTATTAAGAAAGTTTAATAAATAAATTTATGATCATACAAAAAAACATATACTCAGATTTGCCTATGTTCATAGAGCCTAATCCATTTGATGGGGATATGTCAATAAAAACAGATAGAAATGCTATCAGAGAATCCATAAGAAATTGTATACTGACCGCTAATGGCGAAAGACCTTTTGAGTTTTTATTTGGAACAAATATCCAAAGTTCTATGTTTGAATCTCTGGATGATTTTAAGTTCAATGCAGACGGAGAACTTGCTACAAGCATTTATCAAAATGATCAAAGAATAATATTAGGAAAAAGAAATTATACTCTGTCAGATCAAACAATGACTATAAGTTTTGATTATCAGATAAAATCTCTTAATGTAAGAGAATCAATTAAAATTTCATTAGAAAGAACCAGATAATGGCTAATAATCTTCAGTTAAGTCTCGGAAATTTAGAATATGAAGACATCAAGACAAGTTTAAAAAACTTTCTTCAAAATCAAGATATTTTAAAAGATTATAATTTCAATGGTTCCGTTATCAATAGCGTTATAAGTCTGTTGGCGTATAATACAACATATTATGCGATTTATTCAAATATGTTGGCAAATGAAATGTTTTTAGATTCTGCTCAAAGAGAAGAATCTATAGTTTCTTTACTTAAGCCATTAGGGGTAAAAATACCAACCAGAACATCCGCAATGGCTATTGTTGAAACGGGAGGTATTTCAGCAATAGACAAATACACACTTTTTACAGGTGTTAATTCTTCTGGTATAAATTACAATTTTTACACCCTTGAAGATTATACTGAAGCAGAAGTTGACTCTGAATACATTACCAACATAAAGCTACATGAAGCAAAACAATTAATTAGAGATTTTGAAATAACTTCAGCCTTTAACTACGAAGATCAAACATATTTTATTGGAAATACTCAAGTTGATATTAATACTTTAACAGTAGAAGTAGACGATGGCAGTGGCGTATGGACAACTTGGTCAGAAATAGACAATATTGGGGACAGTACAGAGAATTTACAGCAAACAATTTATTTTGTTGAAAGATTTGATACTGGATTTGAAATTCAATTCGGAAAAGAAAACCTTTTAGGCAATACAATAGAAAATACTTATAGAATTAGAATTTCTTATTTAGTGTCTTCTGGGTCAGCTGGAAACAATATAGTTTCTTTCTCTGCAAATCTTGGGCAAAGTCAAATAAATGTTATTCAGCCCTCCTCTGGTGGATTAGATTCACCAGATTTAGAGTATTATAAATTTATTGCTCCAAAATTCTTTGCTGCACAAAATAGAGCTGTAACGAAAAATGATTTCTTGGCTATATCATCACAATATTTGAGAGATAAAGGATATGATGTAAACACTAGCAATTTCAATGCTTTTGGTGGGGAAGAATTATTTCCTCCAAAATATGGTAGAGTTTTTATAACAACTGATGCCTTACCAAGAGAAGATATACTTGATTTAGTTTCACATTTGAAGACAAAATGTACTTTGTCGATTTTACCCGAATTCGTAGAAAGTGAAGCAAGAAGTATCTTCTATGATGTAGAAATAGTTCCAGCGAACAATAACTTAACAGATAATCAAAAAATCAATTTGGTAAGAAGAATTAGAAATTATTTGATAACAAATTTTTCTTATGCTTCAGAATATCTTATAGAATTAACTGGAATATCTGAAGGTATACAAGAAACATTTTCTTCTGAAGTTTCAAATGCTAAAGTTAATTTAAAATTTACATCTAGTGTAACTCCAAATACAAGTTCAACTGTACTTTCCTTCGAAAATGAATTTGATATCCCAGAAGGTCTTTCAACAATAACAAATAATTTTCAAGACATATATTCAAATATAGTAAATTTAAAGATCTTTAGGGCATCTAATCAGAATCCAGATACTTTCTTAAATTTAAGAGTATATCAGGAATATCCAAATGGATTTTATTATAATCAGAATAAAAATTATGGAAGAATAAACATTAAAAGAGGGATTATTGAATTGTACAATATCTCAAATCTTCCAATACAATTAAATCTAGAGTTTGTAAACGATTATTTCTACTCTTCAACAAATGTTAAATATACTATAGCCCCAGATAGCATAGAAATCCTATGATACCTTTCATACCATATGCAGGAATAAGTAATAATAATCATGCTATAAATCTATTAATTGATTTAATAGAGGATGATATTAATAATATTAAAGAATCCTCTAATAATTTAGATGTTGAATTCCGCTCATCTGCAAATTTCAATCTAAATGATATTGATACATGTGGTAGACTTTTTGATATAACAAAATTTATACCTAACTGGGTTCTTGTAGAAAAATACAATAGAGAATCAAACAACGAAAGCTCTCTAACAATTTTTGATTTTATTCAAAAATATTATGATTGGCTATATTGTGATACTCCAGAAGGTGCTAATTATTCTTTATCTAGAAATGTTCTTGATCTAATCGATATTAGAAAAACAAAAACCAATCTGATTAAGAACATTTACAATATGTACGCAAATTCATTTGATGATTTGTTTACAAGTGATTTAAATGTTGCTAGGAATCAACTTGAAAGCTTTTTAATTAATATTAGAAAGAATTTTTATCATAAAAAAGGAACAGAAGAAGCAGCAAAAAAATTGCTTACTTCTTTATTTCTAATAGATGAAGAAGATATTCAAATTGAAATACCAAAAGAACATTTATTAAGATTAAATGGCGGTAGATTCTATTCCCCAGATTTTAATTTTAATATTACAACAGGTCTTACTGGGGATTACCTGTCAAGAGGAGATCTTGCTGGAAGTTATTTGAATGGATCAAGACTTCAAGATTCAAATTGGTTTCACAATCATTCTTATATTCTCTACAGTGGTTCAGAATATTCAAACAATGAAGATTTAGAAAGACTTTATAGGAAGTCAAATCATCCAGCTGGTATAAAGCTTATATTTGGAAAACAGCTCTCCGATTATGTTCCGCCTATTCCAGAAGACGAAGACATTACAGTGTGTGAATATCCTCTATTGGCAAATTATGCTGCTTATATCTTAGGATCAACATATCCGAATATTGGAGAAATAAATGGAATAAGTTATTCTGGAATTGATTCCTGTGTTGGTTGTTGTGGAGCATCTTATTCTGGATTTACTGGTCCAACCCATGTATTCCCGACATGGACACAGAATATAATTGCTTCGACATTTTTTGATATAAATATTCTAGATTTTGTAACATTATGTTATGATTCTGGATTAACTAGCCCAAATGAAGATTTAACTTGCGACGGATGCTAAAATGGTAAAGAAAACTAAAGATATAAAGACCTATTTAAATTCTATCGGAAAAACCGAGAATCTTCATTTGTTTATTGGAGCTACTGACAATTTTGTTGAAAACAATAGTAACGATTCAACTATAGATTTATGGAAAAATAGTGTCTTCTCAAAAAGAATATCCAGAAATGATGTTGTTGGAGTTATACCAAATTTAAAATGGATTAGTGGAAACATCTATTATCCCTGGTCTAGTATTTCAAGTTCTAATGATAAATTCTATACATGGAATAATCAGAACGGAAATGTTTATTTGTGTATTTCGAATAATTCCTTTAATAGAAAAGATTTATCTGGTAATTTTACTTCAACATATATTCCAAATCATGCCTATGGTATCCAAAAATATCCTGACGGATATTCTTGGCTTCCAATTTATAGAATAACTGGTGATTATTTAAGATTCGTAAAAACTAATTGGATTCCAATTATATCATTTGAAGATTTTAATCTAGCATCTTTTACCACAGAAGAATTAAAAATTCAAAATTTTTGTAATTCTAATTTAGATACATCTGGTTATTGCTCTTTATATTTTCTAGACAACTATTCTGTTGCAGCTCCTGGTTCTACTTATGACCAATATTCAAAAGGTGATCTATACAAAACTGTAGAAGCTGAATGTTCAGAATGCTATTATATGTTTGATGGTAATCCTAAATTCAAATCAGTTTTTGCAGGATCAACATCTGATATTGAACAATCTATACAAATATTAGACAAATTTGATGAAATTGGGCAGCTTATATCCCAGAATAGAATTCCAAGTTCATCCGCTTTCTATGCTTTATATGATATTGCAAATAATGGACCAGATGATGGTGCTGTTATATCGGCAAGTATAGATTTATCTGAAATAGAGTTGACTGATTTAATTGTAAATGTAAGCAATCCAGAGTTTACAATAACTTCTAATAGTGGTTCTGGGGCTAGAATTCGTCTCACTACATATACGAATATAGACTCAAAATACATTATAAATGGTATCGAAATTCTTTCAAATGGATCAAACTATACAGATATAGTTTTGGATATTTCTAGTTCTGTTTTTGAAAGTAATATAAAAACACAATTATTAAGTTCTATAGAAATAAATTTAGATATAATTGATGGTTTGAATGTTGATCCTTATGATGTTTTAGAATGTAAGAATTTTATGATTGATGGAAGATTAGAGACACAAGAATTAGCACAGACTCAAGTAGATTTTCCTTCTGAAATTAACCTATACGGGTTAGTTTCAAATCCTTTAGAAATAACCTCAACTGGAGAATATATTGTTTCTGGCTCTGAATTACCACCAAATGGAACTAAAGTACAATCACTTGTAACTGAAATGAAGGTGGTCAATGATTTGGATATAGGTGGTGGATCTATATCTGCTATTGTTGCAGAAGGGCCAATTTTTACTTCTGAAACTGATGTCTCAACATTTGAGAAAACAACAGCAAAAAATATAAAATCTGCAAGTTCATCTAAATATGAAATTATGGTTGCAAATGA